TATTCTCTTCACCGGCTACTATCGAGTACCATAACTGTCCTGCATAGCTGATACCCCATAGCCTGTCATCCCATACAGCAACATACTGTGTATCAGTAGCATCAGATGTCCAACCCGTGGAAACAGTTGCTCCATCTGAATAAGTTGCAGCCGTTGTACTATTAGCTCCTCTGGTAACCGTGAGTGTGTTTGACGAGATGCTATCGATACTCATGTCTTCGCTATCTACTACTATTATCTGTCCCGCTACAAACCCACTAGCGTCATCTACCGGAACTGAAGTAGCACCAGTACTAGTGATAGCACCATCAAGAGCCGTTGCGAACTTAGAATAATATGTATAGCCAGACCCATTAGAGTCATAGTGTGCGAACACCATGAATGTCACATCTGAAAGAGCCTGCCACGTAACAGTATCTGTTACCCGGTCAGCAGGAGTAGCTAAAGCTGATCCCCATGCGTCTGAAGTATTGTTGTATTTATATATCTTGGAAGCTTCTGAGACACTTCCGTTCCAGGCAACATATATCTCTCCGCTAAGTTCTCCTATAGCTCCTATAGCAGGCCCTGTCAGGCTCGTAGAAGAGGCATTGGCCGCAGCATCATTATCAAGCCCCGGAAGAATCAGGTGGTTCTTGTATCGTAACTGTAGGGTGGACCACCATGCACGGTTAATGTCACCGCCTGCTTCCATGCGGTTAACACCGATCCCGCCACGCCAGTCAGACCACGCTACAACAGAGGTACGGGCCTGGGAATCCTTCGACGTGTCGCCTATGACTACTTTGGCAGGATAGAGCGAGGAGAGAACACTTTGAACAGGCCTTGTAACAGGGTAATAAACACCGTTTAGGTAGATCTCGTTTAGGCTTTCAACCTTTGCCGCCATTAGGACACCAAGCGTACATTAGTTAGTAGGGGAAATGACCGCTTGTCAGATGAAGCTCGTCCAAACCAGAACCCTGCCTGGTTACGCCTCTGGTCAGGGTCTGTAGAAGGCCCGCCGGAACTGGCTGCAAATGCAAGGGCAGTGCCCTGTGCTATCAGGTACTGGTCAGGTATCTCCGGTGTAGACGTATCGGCTGTCAGTAGCGCAGGCTTGTCTCCGCCTACCAGCTTCAGAAGCTTATACGGTGCTATACCGTGAACATATCTGTCTAACACGATATCCTGCGATTCTTTGTCAATACGCCAGAGACTTTTCGGGATCTGTCCCCATACCGCACTGTCATTTCTGACTACCCTAATATCATCCATCCATACTGTACATGCACCAAGATCAGAATCGTATTCAAGCCCAATAGATACGATTGCGGTATCGCTTTCGGGATTTGACATGGATATACGAACAAATGTCCACGTATCCGCAGACAATGCAGGGATATTCAGGCTCTCAAGATCGTTCCCGTCTGCTGTTACGGTTCCGTTATCAAGATGAAGCTTGAGGTTTCCTGAACTCGTAGCCACCGTGCTCTTTACCCACATCTCAATATAGTCATATCCTGAGATATCGGCACTCGTGATACTGTCAGTTATGAAATCACCGGCAGAGAGCCCCGCAGCTATAGTCAGTTTCAGAGACTGTGTTCCCTGTCGCCTGTCCTTGGTGTCCAGGGCCTGTGTAATATCAGAATCAGTAGTCTCATCAAACGTAGTAGCGCAGGCATGAAGCTGTTTTGATTCTACGCTGTTACGGTAATAGATATTCTGTAACATCGAGAGCCCAGATGGTATGTCAAACCGTAGCTGATGACCGTCTGTATGTAATGCAAGAGACTCTACAGGGTCAAAGATCCTGTCAGAGGCATCTATGATGGCCTGGTTAATAAAGTCGTTTAATGCTGTGGGACTGTACTCATCATCCCAGAGTTCGTATGTATCATCCGTAGCTGAAGATGCTGCGATTGCAGGAGATAATGTAAGTGTCGTAGAACTCGACGTGTAATCAGATACCCGTGTGACCTGCCCTGATGTTCCGTCTACATCATTGAAGACAACCCACTTACCGTTATGGTTATCATCTGCGCCTATAAGAGAACTATCTACTATTGTAGTAGTAGATCCGTTTCCACTGGCAGAGGATACATAGACAGCACCAAGATTATAGCCTATAGACTGGCGTATCTGGGCGCGAGTCCTGCCCTGTACTACAGGCATGACTGCCCCCCTTTAGTATTTCTTAGCCTTACGAACCTTCTTGCCGGTACGCTTTGCGTAGGTTGATGCTGCTCGTTTACCCTTGCTCGTATACGGGAATTTCTTCCGTCCGACCTTTGGCATCTGAAGCCTCCCTGCCGTTAGGACTCGTTATCTGTCCTTCCAGCTCAGCTATCTTTGCATCTTGTGCTGCAATAGTTCGGGTCATTGCCTCAACTCTGAGTTGCAGGTTAACTGCCTCTCCGATCTTCTGCTGTAGCACGGATGCTATGTCTTGTTCATTAATTTGTACCTCTGTGATTGCCATTACGGCCTCCCTTTAATCCAGAGTAGTATATGCGATTATTAGAACTCTCATTACGTTTCGTTCTGTTTATCCTGATATCGTTCAGGATCGCACCGATCTCCTTACGTTGCTCAGGCGTAGGAGCAGGCTTGTGGTCTTTCTGCCTGACCTCGGTAAACCATGTGTCAACTGCACTCGATACCATGTCTTCCAGGTGGGCCTGCGAAGTATCCTCGTCTGTAATGACACAGAACTTATGCCGTTTGTTCGTGACAGGATCATGCACCTGGAAAATGTGCTGCTCTATTGATCCGCCGGTTTCTGCGTTATGCCCCACAGGGGCTACGGAGTAATCCGTAACCCCCGGTGGAGTCCAAAGTTCACTTACCATTTAATGCATGTTCATCAGGAATACTGTATGGAACTCATTATCCACACCAGCTTTTCCGTGTAACCTTGCCAGGGCAGGAGTGGTATCAGCAGCAACAGCGAGAAGCTGCCCTGCGTGATTGGAGCTTGCGCCTACCAGTGTACCAACTGCGGGAGTACCATCAATCTTAACAGATGCCATCCCTGATACCTGTACCCAACCGAAGTAATCGGCCTCAAGATCTGCACAGGTTACGCCTACGAATCGTCCTGCAACGGCTGCGGGAGCAACAACAACATCTTTGTAAGGGCTCTTGATAAGACCTACGGTATCCGTACCTGCCGTGATAGCAGTCTGGAATCCGTCAGTCTCATCTATTGTGATTGTTCCGCTTCCACTGGAAGCTATAGCAGCATGAGACTTGATCTTGTACATCTCATGCGGAGTTGTAGATGCCAGGTTAGAAAACAGATACCCCTCTGCATAAAGGTTTTTGGCTGCTGCTGTACCACCAAGAGTGACACCGATGGTTGTTCCACCAGCAGAACCGCTAGTTGATACGACAAGGTCTTCATCATGGTTACCGGCAGGGGCCTCACTGGCTACAACTAAACCCTCGCCAATAGCAGTTCCACCATTCTCTACATAACGGAACACCCTTCCGTCAGGGAGTGCCATCGTAGCACCATAAATCTGTTTCTTGGCCGATGTAGTTTGTTTCTCAAATCCATATCTTCCACTCTGAATCGCACTAAAAGACATTTCTAAAACCTCCTTAAAGGTTAACTTACAGGTTTTATATCCTGCGACAGGCCGATTCTGTACTACCCGGACGATCTCGGCCTATCGTTACAACCATCCGGGTCTTCTATCTAACTTTCGATATCAGGATGATTATCCTTGATATGAGTCCTCAGCTTCATCGCTGCACCCTGTGCATTTGATGCAGTAATAACTTCCTTGCAATGAGGGCACTTAAACAATGACTCAGGTACATCAGCCTTTTCGGGCTCCTCTACAGTATTACACCACTGACATTCACAGCTTTCACTGGGGACCCAGGGGAATAATCCTATCTTAGCCTTACGTAAAACGTAATCAGGACTTCCCGGTACTCCCTTTACTGTAGAGCCGACATCTTCTGATATATTGCCTTCTGCATTGTAACTAGCTTTGTGACGGTATAACGTAACTTTAGGACGATCCTGGTCTATCCAGTCCATCGAAAACCCTACGCTAACAAGTTCTTGTCTCTGCTTATTACGCTCAGTTATTCCTACCATTACTTACCCTCACTTACCTATGCCTAGCTGAAGGAAAGGTCACCAATCTCGGCCCTAAATGCTGCTCCACGGCTATCATCAAGTTCAAATACGCCGTAGTCAGAAGTCATAACTACTTCCGTGGCCCTGAGAGAGGCATCACGCTGTCGCTCAGTTCTCGTATCGACGCTGTTAAGAGCTGCCATAGCAGTCTTATCAGCTATGACACCGTACCCGGAGTCGGTAGTGCCAATCTTCTCGATGTTCCCATCTTCAAAGATACTGACACCATTGATGGGACGAAGTCCACTATAGAAATTCTGCAACAGGTCTACGCTCCATCCAGATGTTAGACCGGCAGCAGCAGCAGTATCAGCAGTAGTGGCCGATGCCTTTGATAGTTCTGCAACAGCATTAGGATGATGGATCATGTACAACTGGTTGCCGAACTTATTAGCCTTTGCCCTGCTTATAGCAGCGTGAACATTCGCAGTAGAGAATGTCTGGTTATCCGCAGAAAGCGTGATGCCTCCATTTAGATTAGGCCACAGAGCTATAACGTCTGTATCCTTCTTCCTTGCCATGCCGTCACCAAGCTGTCGCCCGATCATACTGAATACATTATCGGCAGCTTGCCTGACCAGCTTGTCAGTCAAAATAACCTTGGCCCCGACCTCTGATGCGGTCAGGTCAACCGTGGTCATACCAATATCTTCCTCGTCTACGATATCCACACCGTCCTGAAGATCGCTCATAGTCATCTGTCCCACCTTGGGTACAGTGACCTGCTTGGCTCCCTTCGGAAGAGCGAACTGCTCTAGTAAATTAACAGCCGGAGAATTATGCTCCTCCGTATACC